GAAAAAAATCTTGGGGTAAAATCTTGAAAATTGGAAAAAGGGTCAAAACCCAATTTAAAAATTTCCAAAAAAAATCCCATTAATCAAGGTCACGAGTACGGTCAAAGAAATTTAGGATGGACTCATTGAAATCAGGATTTGAGTTGTTCTCCTTCAAAATCCTTCTGACGTTGATATAATAATTCCTATCCGCATCATTAGGGAGTTTGATTTCAACCTCTGTTTCCTCTGAATTTTCATTCTTAGTAATGAAACAACTTACCCAATCCAATTCTTCTTTCGTCACATCTATCGGGGTAAGAAACAATGGGAGGGTGTTTAAATTGAACTTCAAGAGGTCGTCTACCGTATCGTAGTTCACCCGTTGTAGTTCTTTGATGGTAGAGTTAACAATACTGTAAGTCCACTCAAGTAATTCTAAACGGTTTAGAGAAATCAATATTGATTCAAGACCTTCATATTGAACCTGAAAACCTGAAAATACTTTTTCAGAAATATCGAATGTTTGTTTTTCAGAATGTGTGATGGGTGGAATCAAATCATATATTCGAAATATTCTTTTTTTATCTTCCATATTGAAGAACACCTCCATACTCTCATGGTTATTTGGTGTTACACTATTATCATCTTTTTGTTGATTGGAGTTCATTGTCGTGAATTAGTTACTCTTCCTCTTTGATTTTGAGGTTATGTCTTGGTTACGACAAATTTTGTCATTAATTGACTCTCTAATTAGGTCAGATTGATTCTTGAATTCGTTAGGATGGTCGATGATGTACTCGACTAATTTTTTGAATTGGGATTCGGACAATCGAATCCTGACCTGTTTAGTTTTTCTTTCTTTCATGTGATACATTTAATAATAAATATGTACCACATCATGAAAAGTCATGTCTAAATTGGCAAAAGAGATTTTTTAAATTTCAACTTTCCCGCAAGGTCATCCATATCATCATTATAAATGACGTCGATTACTTTTTCGTACTGTTCTATGAAAATTTCGGTAAATCTGTTTCCGTCTATCAATTGAATTTGTTCTCTTTCTTTATCTGTTGCACTCTCAATCGCCTTCCTATTAAATGAGGACAAAGTGATGAAACAACCTTGGAAGTCTTTTTTTAACGCACCCCTAAAGTTTCGAATTTCCTTCTCACCGATAACCCCTTTGTCATATCTTTTTACTTGAACTTGTAAATTAATTGACGCGACTCCTGACACATCAAGAACTCCCTCAAAATCTATTCCCCCATCACCAACTTTTCCAATAGCCTGTGTGGGTTCAAAACCTAAAGTTCTTAACATAAACGAAACCAAATATTCAAACTCAGTTGCATCTAACTCAAGAAATCTTTTCCGTATTAATTCATAGTTAGTAAGAGGAGTAATCTCGCCATTATGAATGAATTGATTGTCGGATTTTTTTAACAACCCTAATTCTATTAGTATTTCGTCCGCCGAACTAACCTTGAAACAAGTCAATGAAGACCGAAGTGTATTTTGAAGTGGTACCGATAATGAATGTCTATCAATTTTCTCCTTGTACCATTTAACTTTCTTTCTCCATGGATATGGTGATGTTGAATCTTCCTTAAAGAAAAGGTCACTTTCTATTTTACCGACGAGTAGTTGATTATCCATATATGGTGAAACAACCAAGTCACCAATTTTAATTTCATTTACGAAACGATTTATTTGTCCAACATTTTGATTCACCCTCATATTGGGGTCGTCAGGGTATATGAGTCTATACTTCTCTTTTAAAAAGTCCTTGTTTGAGAAATCCCATTCAATTGGATTTTCTGCAAACCATCCTATTCCTATGTACTCCTCTTTCTCAAAGGCATCTGTATATCGACCAAAGTCTGCGCGTAAAACAAAAACGTTATTCATATTAATAGTATCGAGTTCAATTATGAAATTGTAGTTCCAATATAAATTTATCTAAATGACTACTTGTTACCCTTCGCCCTGTTATGTGTCTTACACAACATTTGACAATTGTCAAGGGAAGTCGCACCACCCTTACTCCACGCGGTGACATGGTCAGCGTCCATCTCCGCAATTTTCCAAATTCTTGACTTATTTGAGTCTGTTCCAAACGCGCACAATGGACAGTTGGAATGACCATTAGTTTCCGCAACTCCTGTTTGAGTTGTGTACACACTTTTCTTTGTTGCGTCGTCAAAAACTCTCACCTCGATAAGTTTGGTATCTGTCATACCACCGAGTATGAATTCAAATATCCCCCTTCTGTTTTTCACATAGGGGTCTCCGTACAACTTCTTTACTTCCTCAGAAACCTTTTGAGGGTCATAAGATTTGTTGTGATATGTTTTATATAACCGACCCCATTCAAGTCCACGCATCTCACTCTCAACATCTATGAAAACAGTGGAAACCCAATCAATGACTGAGTTGAAGTACAACTGTAATTGGATAATGTTAGTATCATAACGATGTCTACTCATATAATCACCAATATTCCCATCACTGACCCATTCAAGTGCACACTCTAAAAACTCTTGTCTATTGGCACTACCTGAGATATACGCACTCCATTTTTGAATGTTTGCATTCTGTGAATTACTAAACTCCCCTTTACCAAGTGTAACAAATGGGCCACTATAAACGGCGTTCAACAATTCTTGGTTATTTAACGGAACTCCCGCGATATTGATTGTTTTAAACCATTCTTTGATTTCACTTTCTGTTCCCTCACATTCATAAATCAATAATTTCGTCTGAAGAATCAATTCTTGTTTGTCTGACGCAATTCCACTGAAATACTGTTCCATACCATGTTCGTCTTTGATTGCGAACTTATTGGTTATGAAACGACCTATACTTGTTATCCTTTGTTGACCATCGAGTACCTCAAATGAATCGGTTGATACTGTATTGAAATATATTAAACCAAGTGGATATCCCCTCAAGATTGAATCAATAACCGCCACATCTCGTTTACCATCCGCGTAGATATAATTTCTTTGGTATTCGGGTTGGATGGTAAGTTTACCCGATAATCCAAAAAGTCCTTTACCCTCAAGTTCATTGTATACGAATCCTTCGCAGATATCTTTAACCGTAATATCAGTTCTTAATGTTGTTTTCATTTTCTTTTATGTCTTATAAAGATTCTTTGATACGCTGATTGAATGATTCTACCATCTTTATTAATGAAATAGTTCTTTTTTCCATCATTCATAAGAAGGTTAGCGTTTTCATTTGTTTTTCCCCCTGAAGACCCTGTCTTTTCACCGTTTTGTTTCATCTCCCAATAGTCATCATATTTCTTCGTATCAGGAACTTTATCATGACATCCCCTTTGGGTTGCACCTAATATTTCAAATTGGTCAGGATTATACTTTGTGAGAAAACTAATTGGAACGCCCATTACCCCTTCATAATCACTTGGAATCGCGTCCGTAAATGGAACTTCAATAGCGTCATAGTTATCATACTTCTGATATTCGACACCCCGAACTTCTTTGTGTTTACTGAATTTTATATTATCGCTCATCGTCATCAACGCTAAAGGTTGATGTCTTCTTCCATGTTCCAAATTTGTATACCAACCTGTTCCCGCCACACTAATCATCTTCTTGCCATTCTTGTCAATATCTACTTCAGTTCCACTTAAAATGTAATCGTCAGGAACATAAAAAGTCATATTCTTTCCATTGAGTCGTTGGTTAAACCTAATTCCTGTCCACATTTTGTTGTTCATGATTAAGGGGAAAACCTCCTTATAGGTAATTGCATTCATATTTCCGATTATGACAAACTTCTTTTCTGATTCAATTATCCACGCTAAAAACTCTCTGAATAATGAGAAAGGGGGGTTGGTAACTATAATATCTGATTCGTTTTTCAATCGAACTATTTCATCACTCCTAAAATCACCATCACCCTTTAGGTATGTCCATTCTAAATCATCAACATCAACTTTTCCATCTCCTGTATTATCCTTTGTGAGAGTAAATATTTTTCCTTTTACTCGAGTTTTAGTTTCGTCAAACTTTGGGTCATTTACCTCAAACAAAGTTGGTTGATACGCGGATTTATAGTTTTTACTTTCAACGGCATAACTCGTACTTATCAATTTTTTCAATCCGAATCTTTGAAAGTTCTGTGCAAAAAACTTTGTAAAATTACTCCACTCGGGGTCATCACATGGTAATAGAACAGTTTTTCCCTTGAAAATATTGGGGTCAAATTCTAAATACGCATTCATTTCCTTTTCTATATCAATGAACTGCGTATAGAACTCATCATTCTTCCCATTCTTCGCTTTTGATAAATCACTTTGTGCCATGTATAATTTGAATTTACTTAGAGGTGTCAACAAGTTGATTTAACTCAACATTCAAAATTTGAGAAATCCTTACAAGGGTGGGAAGTTTCGGTTGAGACTTGTTCTTAACGTAAGAACTAATCATTGTCGGAGTCATACCAAGTTGTTCCGCCAACCATTTTTGTTTACACCCTTTGATTTTGAGTTGTTCACCGATTAGATTCATATCTTTTGTTTGATACAAAAATATCATTTTATTTTGATTTTTATATCGCATTGTTGTTATTTCGGTTATTTTTGTCTACCACAGATTTGAAAAAATGATATTCGGAGAAATACCATCGCACATAGAACCAAGTATTCTATTAGGTGATTTGAAGGGTACTAAACGTCTCAAAGAACCAATCGTTCATGGCATAGTATATATCCTGTCATGTATAACCTTTCACACCATAGTTAAAGAGGGAAGAACAGAATACGTTTATCTCAACAAGGAAATCTTGGACAAGATAATTGGCAAAGGTCGCGGCGGTCTTAATCGTGTAAAATTCATCATTGACCTTTTAAAGTCAAATGAAATAATCGAAACAAAGAAACATGTTCAGCACAAAAAATCAACGGGGTATAAATTTCGAAATAAACATAAGACCGATGACCTTATAAAATTTCCTTACGGAGAAAGAATTTCAAGTATAATTAAAAATTTCATTCAAGGCGATAATGGGGAATATACAGATGATTTCAAATATGACTTTCTTGAATATCAATTTGAATCCAACACATTAATAATTGATGAATTATTCCTTGAACATCTCAAATCAGTTTCGGGGGATTTACTACTAAAATGTTCTAAGAAAAATACACTTAGGAATCCATCGATTTTAATTTTAATTAACTACTTGGGTAGATTGTTAAATTCCACTGAACTGATAAATCGTGGAGAGTTTAATCCAAAAGTCAGTTTATCAAACCACAGGTTCTCCTCGTTACTCACAAGAACACCAAAGATTCTCAGAAATTACATGAGAATTAATGGTGTTAGTATTACTGAGGTAGACATCAAGTCTTGTCAACCGTATCTACTTTCCACTATATTGTTTTCTGAGTTTACTTCATCTGATGCGGAGAATGAATTCAACTTGAAAACAGTATTCCCTGAACTATTTTATCTATTAAATGAAATAGGGTTTATTTCGTTATCTAACGACGGGAATCATCCACATAACCTACTCCATTGTTATTTAAGTGACGAGGAGTTTGAATCTGTAAATCAATTCAGAAATATTGATTTTACTAATGACTTTTACAATCACATTATAGTACTCGCGAGTGAAAATGGAATTGTTACAAATAGAGATAAGGTTAAGAATAAAACGATGTCATACCTTTTTGGAGAGGATGAATTGAATAGAACACGGAATGATATTCAGATGGTATTTGAGAATCATTACTGCGGGTTAAATCGATTAATTGAGAGATTTAACTACATGTGGAAGAACAAAGAGTTTTCCATTCTACTTCAGCGCACCGAATCTTATATTTTCTTGAAACGAGTACTTCAAGAAATCAATACAGAGTATCCTGATACCCCAATTTTTACAATACACGACAGTGTGTATACCACAGAAGAGTTTGGTGAATTTATACGAAACGAGGTGAAATATCGAATTGAAAACATCACCAATAAACCTGTTGGTATAAACTTTTCTGTTAAATCTTCCAAAATAGAAGATTTGAAAAATAAAGTACTTCTTGAAACCAAAGTTGTTTCGATGGAAAATTTTAAAAGTAAATCAAAAGGGTTGTTGACGAATCACATTGAATTGGGTTTTGATTTCTTATTTCCAAACGGAAATCAAGAGTTAAGGGACTATATAGACGAGTTCTACAATACATAGTCCATCCTAAATTTCTTTGACCGTACTCGTGACCTTGATTAATGGGATTTTTTTTGGAAATTTTTAAATTGGGTTTTGACCCTTTTTCCAATTTTCAAGATTTTACCCCAAGATTTTTTTC